CCAGCGGGGCTTGCTTGAAGCCATGCTCAGAGTGGAGCAAGAAGGACAAGCTCTTGTGGTTGTTCTTGTAGTTCTTCTTTAGGTACTTCCGAATCTCCGGCAGTTCCTCCTTGCGGTAGTAAATCGTACAAGAAACGCTGTTGTCACTCCAGTCCTTCTGTAGCTTCTTCACCACCTCTAGTTGGTCAATGGCGGTCATCTCAGCAGCCAACCGTGTCCCTTCGGGGAAGGCAAACGGGAACGACACAACCACGGTGCTGTGGTCTTCAGAGCCATCAAAGTTTAACTGGTACTCAACGTCATAGCCGTTCTGACGACACACGTCCACCAAGGCATGGTTGGATGCAATGCGGATACGGCGAATCATGTGCTGACTGTACCCCGGATGAGCACCCGGTGTAACACCCGGCAACAACGACAACGTGCCACTGGGCTTAACAGTGGTGAGCTTCACCGACTTGTTAAACTCATGCTTGGCACTGTACCACTCGTCGTATGTCCGCAGTTTCTTGTACGCATCAGCCAACCAGCCCTTCTGTTCCTCAGAGGCTTGCAGGTAGCCAGTAACACCAATCCCCATACGCATGTTCTTATGCACCACCTCTTCCGTCTCAGGCAGGTGACACGGCAGGTTCAGGCTGTGCTTGTTGACGCGATACAGCAAGGTGGCAATGTCTACAAACTCATCGAACGAGGTGACGTTGGGCAGGTAGATTTCTGCGAGGCAGCACGTCTCAAAGTTTGCAAGGCTTTGTTCTGCACACGGGTTGTAGCCCTGCACGTCCGGGTCGGGGTAGGCAGTCTCAGCCAGTCGCCCTTCCTTGCGTGACAGGCGTAGGTTGATAAGCCCATAAGGTTCACCCTTGCCCTCGTAGCCGTCCCAAAAGTACTCGTGTAAATCACCAATGTCATTACACACCACGCTGTTGTTGGACATAGCCCTCCATGATGGAATGTTGCCCATGTCCCAGCGTTTAGCCAACAAATACTCGACATCATCAGGGTCACCAATGGCAATCTGTGCTGAACGGCGTACGTTGCCAGCCACCACAATGGAGCCAATGATGTTCATGATGTCTAGAGCATCCACCGGGCGTATTTTCTTACCCGCTCTCTTCGTGAGGACATCGCTGATTTGAGCAATCCCCTTGCAAAGGATTTCAGCCCCCGAAGCAGTGCCGCCAAAGCCCTTGATAGGAGTTCCTTGACCACGGATGTTAATTGTGCTGTAGGAGAAGCTGCCGGGTTTATCTGAAAGGAACGCGGCTTTAAGAGTTTTACCAAGTAGCTTAACCCAACCTTCACGGCTATCAGGCACGATAAAGTCAGCGTCGGCAGTATCAAGACGGACAGGGCTAGTAAAGTGTAAGTTAACGATAGGGAGTTTTTCAACATTCTTTCTTTGTATGTTATAGCCAACGCCGCTTCCTAGCATCAGCAAGTCCATAGCCCACGTAAAGGGGCGCACAGGGTCATCAACCACTGTGAAAGCGCAGTTCTGTAGGGAGGCAAGACCAAGGCGGTCAACTGTAGATGTGCCTAGTTGCCACAAGAAGCGACCAGCTACGGTGCCCTTGAGTTCTAATAGGTATTTCTCTAGTCGTGCTTGTTCGTCAGCGTCAAAGCCACAACCAAGTTGATTGTTTGCTGCACTGACCACCCTCCCTACCGTGTCTTTAAATTCTTCTGTTGCACTGTTGCTATCACCCTCGTTTAGTCGGCGCGCATAGGTACGCTTGTAGGTGATGTAGCCAATGCTTGACCACGGTGTTTCAATTGTCATCAATCTCTCCTTCTAGTTTGTCAAATTTTTCTTCAATTGTATCCATGAAGGCGTTAACAATGTCCGAACTGTTCAGATTCAGCAGCTCAACAAGGGTTATTTCGTCAAGCCGCTTTAGTTTTTCTGCCACTTCTAGTATTGTCAGAGCCATACACTTCCTTTAAATAGTTAATTGAGATGGGCATTTCGTCAAAAGACCCGTTGACCACCTCGTTTAACATCCATACTCCACTCCAACTCCCATTGGTCTGAGGGTTGAGGTAGGATTCGTTATGTTGATAATAGATGCCACCAAAGATGCCCGTAACTCTGCTGCCATCTGCCTTCCTGCTATATGCTATCGCCCTGTCCTGTACGTGCCCCATGACGCAACTCATGTGCTTCTTGGCGAGAAGCAGCTGCGGTGAGGACACAGGACGCCCCATGACACCACTGGTGAAGTAGTGACTATAGGCGATGCCATCAATGACCACAACCTCCAAGAATGGATGCACTTCCCACCCATGCTTGACAAGGTTGAAGTCGTTGAAACCAATAAGTCCGTCTAGTTTCCTGTCACTGTTGATAGCCCGTTCGATGCGTTCCTCGTGGTTGCCCAACAAGAACACCAAGCGTGGCTTCCATGCCTTCAGTTTGCGGCGATTACGTCTCTCAATTTCAGCCCTCACAGGTGCCATAAATGCGTCCATAGCGGCATTACCTGCCTTTATGTCCTCCATGTATGTCCTGCCCTCAAAGGCTTTCTTACCAACATCATAAACAGACAGAGAAGGCATATCCCAGTGGTCGCCCAAATGGACAATCACTTCGGGACATTTCTCTGCTGCGTACTGACCAGCCCACGCTAGGTGGTCATGGTTGTTACCGGGCTTGCACTGGGTATCAGGAATTACTAAATGTCGCATTACGCTCTTCCTCGTCAAGTCCTAGTCCATTCTCCACTTTAGCAACCACGCCGTGGTAGCCGGTGCTCTCTAAGAACGTACAAAACTCTAACAGAACATGTTTCCATTGGATGCCGTCAGGAAAGAAGCATCCGTGGTCAATGTCCTTACGAGGGAAGAAGCGGTCGTATCCGTCAACCTCTTCGTCTGTTGAATAGTGAAAGCGGTAAGTTTGCATTGTTCATTCTCCTTCTTTGGTGAACAATAGTGGGAACTCTGATTGTAACGCAAGTCTACATTGTTCTGCAACCTCTCTGTGCTCTTTTTGTGTGCTTGGGTCGGTTCGGACGTCAATGTAGTGCAGCCAAGACCTAATACTCCCAGCCATGTACATGCGACTGGTGGTCAACCCTTCAGGCAGCAGCTTACGTGCAACCTCCTTAGCTATCCCGTGCTCCAGTGCTCGTTCATAAACAAACCGACTCTCCTTCAGCACCCTCTCCTGCATCTGACGCCACCACTCCTGCTGGTTCTTGTCCTCAATGGGCAGGCTGTTCTGTCGGTTCTTGTCGTCCTGCGCCCGTGCCTCTGACAACTCGTAGCCATCAGCCACAGCATAGCGTTGACTAAACTCTTGAAAGCTGAAGCTGCGATGCCGCAACATCTGACGTGCAATGTCCCGTGTTGTTTCAATTTCAAGACAGGCATGTACCATCTCAAACGGCGACCAGTGCTTGTTACGCATCAGGTATCCAATCAACTTCTCATAGGGCGCATCAATTGCTTGGTTGGCGGGATTTGACACTCGTGCCATGTACGCAATGAGGCGTTCCCCATCAGGAGTAACCCATACTTTATTAACTCTCACGCAGCCTCCATATAAAGTCCAACATTACCCAGCGCATAACCTAAGAAGGCGATGCCCAGTCCAGTTTGCCCCTTGATGAACAGGTCACCAGCGACAACCAAATACACCACACCAATTGTTGCTATCAGCCAGCTAGCCATTGTTCTTCTCCTTGAGCTTGGCTTCGATGGCGCGACTCAATAGGCTCGCATCGAGATGACCCCACTTACTGTCAACTGAACTGACTTCCAACTCCTCAAGCTCATCGTCCGTCAACCCAACCCACTCATGTTCGTTTTTGTCCGATTTGTTAACACGTTCCTGCGATGTGTCGCTGGCGTGTACAGATTTCTCTGCCTCCGCAATAGCTTGGTGTAGTGCTAATGCAGCTTGCTTCAAGTCCGCGAGCGGGTTATCAAAATCCCCACCAGCCAAAACATTAATAATGGCATCCGATGCTTGCTTCATTACTGATAAGCTCATACCTTCACCCCGTAGTACAGCAGAACAGTTTTAAACGCTTGTATATGTCGCTTTATCTCGTCTAAGTCCTCATTTATGTCGTGTTCAAAGATGGCTAAAGCGTGTCCCTTCTTGCGTTGCTTGTGGTCTTCCTTCAATATCGCCAGTGCCTCCTTGAGATTCTGCGTGGTGATGTCATCAAACAACTCAGGGTAATTCTTCATCAGTTACCTCTAGTCCAAAACGTCTCAGGATTTCATGTTTGGTTTGGCGATGCAGCCCCACCTCGTAGGCAATGTTAGCACATTCACGAACAACCAACTCAATTAGCCCTTCAACCTCTTCTCGGTACATAAAGTAGTGCGGGTCTTCTATTGCATCACCAGATAAGTCACCAAAGTGATAGAGGCAATGGTATTCTTCTAAGTATTTTTCAATACGTTCGTTCATTCTGTACCTCCAGTAATGTAACCCAGCAGGAAACCAACTAACAAACCAAATCCGAATGATATCAGACCAGTGACTAAAAGAGATAGTTCAGTCATGCCTTGCTCTGATTGCTTGGGCACACCTATCACAGGCTTCGTTCCATTTGGATTCTGTCCATGATGCTTGATTGTTTTCACAAGTAGCAGCACACCCTGCACGTTCCTTAGCGATAGCTTCTTTGCGTACCAAGTGGTAAAACTTAACCAACGACTCGTCATCTGCACCAGCCCAGTCAAACACAACACCTTCAGGCTTCCACTCCTCTTCGTCCCACGCGATAAACCCAGCCTCTATAGCCAAGCGTTTGATGTTGTCATCCATAACTGGCACCTCCTCGTTGTCAGGCTCATAGCGTTTAGCCCCCTCAACCGCCGCTTGGAGAGCCGTCATGATTCCAAGACGTGCAAATGCCTCCATAGACTCAAGAGGCAGGTTGAACATATAGTCGGCGCTGCCATCTTCGTTCTCTTTGATGAGGGCAACATCAGTCTTCTTTTCCATACCTCTGCTTCCTTTCATTCTCGGTTTTGATTCCGTGACAAGTATGGCACAACACTTGTAGGTTGTCCAGTTCGCAGAACATCCTGTTTACTACTTCTGTCCAGTCGGTGAGGATGGCTTCCACGCGCTTAGTTGGGTCAAACACTGGTTGTATGTGGTCAACGTGAACCTCGTCAGACTTGAAAAGACGGCTACACCCTGCACACTCGTACACTGACCTGCGCTTCCCTGTTGCCTTGTCCACCTTGAATCCACGCTGTGCTTCCCTCTTTGCATCATGGAACACTCCCCACTTACGCATTGCTGCACGCAGCACTCCAACAATAAAACTCTTAAAGCGAGCCTCAGTCCACTTTCCGTTGTTTCTTGTTCTTGCTACTCGTTGGCTTGTCTTCTTTGCCACCTTCCGCTTCGGCATCAGGCACCTCGTAGGTATTGATAGAGAAGCTGGGCAAACCCTTCCACAAGTTTTTCATCATGGTCATCGGTGTTGCCCATTGTGTAAAAAATGGCATGTACCAACTCATGACAAAACGCTTGTTCTGTTTGTTGTCTTGACATTCCTTGTCTGATTGTGATGGTGTTTGTATCATTGTCGCATTGTCCTAAATCTGATAGTGTTTCTGAAAATACCACACGCCAATCCATACCTGCTAGTCTGAACTGGGTGGGCACCAAAGTTGATTCTTCTCTCGTCTTAACCATAACAACCTCCCGTTTTCAAGAACTCTCTCTGCGCCCAGTGCCTCCACACAAACGGCATACAACTCTTGCTCTGTCTTGGCGCTGCCCAGCATCTTCTCTGCCTTCTTGTCGCCAACACCTCGTATACCCGGTATGTTGTCTGCTCTGTCGCCTGTCAGTATCTGCCTGTAGAAGAAACGCATCCCCTCTTCGGCAGTCACATAATACTTGTCTTTCTTCACAAAATTGTAGTGCCATCCAGCCACCTGATTGAAGTCTTTGTCAATGGAGACAATCAGTGAATCATCCCCAAGTTCAGTGGCACGTATGGCTATAAGGTCGTCTGCCTCTTCACCATCTGACACCACCGCACCCCAAGCATCAACCATGTACCCACGCAAGAATTCTAGGTGGAGTGGCTTTGCTACATCTTTCCTGTTCCCCTTGTAAGGAGCAGTTTGTGCTATTTCGTTACGGAAGTTGCGCTTGCCTGTTAAAAACAATTCGTAAGTGGATACGTCCAACTCACTGTAAAGTGTTTCTTCCAATAAAGAAGACAGCGTGTATGCTGCCTTCTCTTCTGTCTCATCTTGACAGGCAAACCCTATTCGATAACTGAGTATGTCAGCATCAACTAGGGCTATGGTCATTACAACATTTCTTCCTCTTCCTGCTGTTCAGGCACATATTCAACTAGCTGCTTGACAACTACGTGGAAGTCGTTTGGCTTTGCATGTGCCGTTGGTGACACACCGCTGCGCTTATTAACTTTCCACTCTCGTGAACTCAGTGCCTTGATAACAGCCACACTGCCGTTACCAATTGTTGCAGGGTCGATTTCATTACCATCCATGTCTGCCGCACGGAAAACATAATTGCTCTTGCAGACAATGAACTTACCACGATTGTACTGGTCACCCTCTTTCTCTTTGGGAGTGATGTTCAGTTCGCTTTCCAGTCGCTGGACAGTGACGTCATCAAGGTTGCCCAGTTGCAACTCATACTTGCCGTCATCAGAGAACGCAGTGTTCTTCTTCGTCATCTGATGAGCAAAGAATAGTTGCCCTTGGATTTTGATGTATTTTGCTTTTTCCATGTTGTTTCCTTTTCTAAGGAGTTAAAGAACCATAATTATACACTAAGTTTTCAATTAGTGCAAGGGGGCTGAGTCAGCAATGTCATACAATTTCGTATAGGCATTGATGAGCATGTCTAGTACTAAAGTACCATCTGAGTGAGGAGAGTGCCATAGAATTAACCTATTATCCTTACACCCTATCACTACCAAGTCGTCGCAATCTAAAAACTTCTCTGCTAGGTCGTCAATGTCCATCAGTGGGTGTCCTTCCATGTTTTACCAATTTTGTATTCGCCATCCAATGGACAACGCAGCTTCAACAACACACCAGCATTTCGGATAGCCACCACTGCTTGTTGACCAACAATGTTTGCATACGGCGCTGGTGTCTCAATCTGCCATTCATCATGCACATTAGCACACAACCCAAATGGAATCTTCATCCTGTTCAGGTCACGCCACAATATGCACAGGGCTTGCTTCATCACTATCGCGCCAGCACTTTGGAGTAGAGTGTTAAGGGCAGCATGTTCGGAGCGCACCCAAACTTTTCTACCATCCAACCCCTGTAGCCAACCTTTATGTGAAGCCTCTTTGACTTCACTCTGTAGACGAGCGAGGGCGGGTGTTTGGGATAGAAAACGCTCCTTAATCGCCTGTCCCTTACGAGCACTACCACCGATGATTGCGCCGATTTTAGCATCCCCCGCGCCATACAAGAATGCATAGATGAATGTTTTCGCTTTAGGTCTGTCAGGGAGTCCTGCCGCTTCTTGGTTCTTCGTGTGAATGTCCCCGTTGAGTATTTCATTTGTGTACTCCTCATCCTTCATGTAGTGTGCCAACATACGAAGTTCTAGACCTGATGCGTCTGCACCAACAAGCACCCAGTCTTCCTTTGCACTAAAACAATCCC